TCACCTTTGAATCCGCAGCATACGTTGCAAGATACGTCACAAAAAAGGTTACAGGAGAAAAAAAAGATCAATGGTATGACGGAAAACAACCGGAATTCGCACTAATGTCCAGGAGGCCTGGAATAGGTTATGATTGGATCAAAAAATACAAAAACGATGTTTATCCGAAAGACTTTCATACTATTAATGGCGTTAAAATGCGCCCCAATCGTTATTATGATTCTTACTGTGAAAAAGCTGATAAAGCTATGTTCGATGAACTAAAACGGAAAAGGAGATATAAAGGAGAAAATAAAAAGTATGAATCTCACTTAAGGCAATGGCAGAAAGAAAGGCATCGTGAATCAATCACCAAAAGGTTAGAAAGGAAAATTGAGAATGAATGAAAAAATGAATCCTCTGGTAATGGAAAAAATTAAAGAACCTGGGCAAGCACGTAAAAACGAATTTGAATATGTTAAAATATTCGGTTTATTTGATAAAAAAGGAAAAAAATTTGATATTCCTTTCTTTGCTCATAATGAATTATTTGCGAAAAGAAAATTTATAATGATGGCAAAAGAAGAGTCAATTCTAAAAGAATTTTTAAGCGATTTTGAATTAGCAAAAATCGGTGAATTCAATATTGTAACAGGTATTATAACCGCCGATTATGAAATTATATTAGAAGGCAATCAAATAAGAAAGGAGAATTATAAAGATGAAATCAGTAATGAAGCATAGGTTTTCAGAGGTTCCAGATGTAAAAATACCCCGAAGTACATTCGATAGGTCATGCGGATACAAGACTACATTCGATGCAGGATACCTTGTTCCGGTATTTGTTGATGAGGCATTACCGGGTGATACTTTCAAGGTAAATATGAACGGGTTTGCCCGTTTATCAACTCCCACATATCCAATTATGGATAACATGATGTTGGATACGTTCTTCTTTGCAGTACCAATCCGGATCCTATGGCAAAACTGGAAAAAATTCTGCGGAGAGCAAGTTGATCCTGGTGATTCCATATCATATTCAATTCCAACAACAACTCTCAACAATGTTTCGAATGAAACCTTATATGATTATTTGGGATGTCCTACTAAAATCGCAGCAAATTATTCAGTAAATAATCTATTCGCCAGGGCATATAATCTAATTTGGAATGAATGGTTTAGAGATGAAAATTTACAAGACTCTGTAACAGTCGATACAGATGACGGCCCGGATACTTCTTCAGATTATGTGCTATTAAAAAGAGGTAAAAGGCATGATTATTTCACATCAGCCTTGCCCTGGTTACAAAAAGGAGATGCCGTCACTTTAAGTTTAGGAACTGATGCGCCTGTCGTTTCCGAAGGAAATGGTATTCCAACATTTTCAAGTGGTCAAGTAACTTCCAGGACATTGCAACATGATGCTACCGTTAACGTGCAAATATCAGGAGCTGCTTCAGGTGGAGGCGATTCCATGGAATGGTCTGACACAGCATTAGAAGTAAATCTGGCAAATGCAACAGCGTCAACAGTAAATGAATTAAGGCAAGCAATTCAAGTTCAAAGGCTTTTAGAGCGTGACGCTCGTGCAGGTACTCGTTATACGGAAATTGTACGTTCTCATTTCGGCGTAACTTCAGATGATGCAAGACAACAGCGTCCGGAATATTTAGGCGGTGGTTCAACTCCTATTAACATTACGCCTATTGCAAGAACCGATTCAAGCCCTGGCGCCCTGGGCGCTCTCGGAACTACAGGTTTCACTCGTCACGGATTTGTAAAATCCTTTACTGAACATTGCGTAGTTATAGGATTAGCGTGTGTTAGAGCCGACCTTACATATCAAGAGGGCCTCGATCGTATGTTTTCAAGATCAACTCGTTACGATTTCTACTGGCCTACCCTTGCTCATCTTGGCGAACAGGCTATACTAAATCAGGAAATTTACCTTGATGCAGCTGTCCTGGGCGCAGGTACTGAAGACGATGTTTTCGGTTATCAGGAAAGGTATGCGGAATACCGATATAAACCATCAAAAATTACAGGAAAAATGCGGAGTAATGATACCGCCACCTTAGATGCTTGGCATCTTGGAATAGAATTTGGTTCACTACCGACTTTAGACGATACGTTTATTCAAGAAGCTCCACCGGTAGATCGGGTCATTGTTACACCTACTGAACCTCATTTTATATTCGACTCATATACTCAAATGTCATGTACAAGGCCAATGCCTATTTACAGCGTACCGGGATATATAGATCATTTCTAATTTCCCGTTGTACGCATAATGGGATTTATAGAGGGCGTTGTTTGCCCTCTATAAACCCAGCGCCCCTGCGAGGAGTTAAAAATGCAAAAGTCTATTGCGTTAAAATATTACGTTATGTCGTTAATCTACAAATACTGGTTAAGAGATATACTATTAAATAAAATAAAATCAGATCAAAATTACACAAACTTACTAGAACTATGTGATACACTATTAATAAATGAGGTGGAAGAAAGGAAAGAAAAATGGGATTTTTCGATAAGATAGGTGATGCCTTATTAGGCATCCCTAAAAAAATAGTCGGTGGTGTTATGGACGTTGGATCATCCTTATTAGGTGATGTATTAATAGGTGATCCAAATTCAGCAAAGGCGTATGAACGTTCAGAAGAGGCTTACCAAAAACAATATGCTAATTATAAAAGACGTTATCAAGATACAATGTCTGATATGAAATTAGCAGGATTAAATCCAATATTAGCCGCCGGTTCTGGCGGCTTTAATGTTGGTCAAACTCCATCATTTTCAAATGTGGGTCAAATGCCAAGTTATCAGCCGATGTTAGCGTCCTCTGCTTATCAAAGCTTTAAAGGCGGTCAATTATCAGAACAACAGTCAAAAACAGAGGACATAAAAAGATTAAAAATGCTACAGGATACAAAAGAAAGTTTAGCAAGAGTTGTAAAAATAAGAGCGGAAAAAGGTCTAATTACGGAAAGAGAGCGGCTCACAGTCGTTCAAATAACAGAATCTTTAGCAAGAACTGGTAAAATGTTTCATGAGGTCAAAAAAATCGGTGTTGAAACCGATAAAGGCCGCCAGGAGGCTAAAAAATTAAAGATTCAAATAAAAATGTTGGCTCAACAGTTCAAACAGTTAAAACAAACATCAGATTGGTATGATGGAGCCTATGGCGACTTCTTAGGATGGTTAAGAGCCACCCTGGGATCGTTCGGAACTATATTAGGAACTTTGCCTCAATTAATAAAATAGACCGCCCAGGGCATCAACCAAATTAATAAAATAGCAAATAAAATTTGCATGGCCGCCGCCGGATCGGCGGCGGCAGTTTCCGAAAATTGGTAAAAATGTCAATTAAAATATGCCTAAAAGGAGAAAAAAAATGTCAAAAGCTTATTGTAAAGAATTCGGTATCGAAGGAATACCAACTACTGATCCAGAAATGAGAGTTTATTGCCAAAGGCCTGGAAAAAAGGATAAAGATGGAAAACCTCTGTATTTTACAGAGCAAAATCATAAAAAAGAATGTGATGTTAATTACATTATAAAAAAGTACGATAAAACTGGTCTTATTAATCATATTCAGACCATTGAAGCAGAATTCGGTGACGTAACAGGTATGGACTTTCAGGCCATGCAAAATAAAGTGGCAAATGCAAAAACTAAATTTAATGCTTTGCCGGCTGAAATTAGGTCAAGGTTCGATAATGATCCGGCAGAATTACTAAAATTCATGGATGATCCGAACAACAGAGAAGAGGGTATAAAATTAGGATTGATCCATGAGGATACACCGGAAAGTATAGACGGGTTTGGAGAACACGTCAAAAAGGAGGATGCTTTCCAGGTTCCGGATCAAAAAAAAGAGGACAAAAAGGACGATAAATAAAATTACCCGTCAGGGCGCACTATATTCTACTTGATACAATAGTGCGCACTGACACAAATGTGGCAGTGTAAAAAAAAAAAAATTTGACAAATATGGAAAAATTTAGAAAAATTAAAAAAAAGGAGGTGAGAAAAAATGCGTAAAAGATGGAAAGTTTCTAAGAATAGATCAAGGAAAATGTTTAAAAAATCTGCCTATCCGGTTAAGAGAAATAACCGGAATCAAACTGGAATGGGCATTAAACGAGGTGGTACGAGGTTGTAAATATGCCATGTTATAACCCAGTAGGAACTTATAGATCGGACGGCTCACCAGCTTATCGACCATGTGGAAATTGTATAGGTTGCCGGTTAGAGTACTCGAGGTGTTGGGCTGTCCGTTGTACTAATGAAGCAAGCTTATATGATGAAAATTCATTCGTTACTCTAACATATAATGATGAAAATATACCGAAAGACGGAAGTCTAAAAAAAAAAGATTTACAAAAATTCATGAAGAGATTAAGGCGGCGATATGAACATAAAAAAATACGTTATTTCGCTTGTGGCGAATACGGCGAAAAGTTTAGTAGACCGCATTATCACTTATGCTTGTTCAATCTTGACTTTACTGATAGAGAAATATTTAAGGCAGGTAAAAAGACCCATTACAGGCACTACTGGAAAAAAGGACACAACCATTCTACTTATACATCAAAAATGCTCTCTGAGGTGTGGAAAAAAGGATTTCATACAATCGGGGAACTCACCTTTGAATCCGCAGCATACGTTGCAAGATACGTCACAAAAAAGGTTACAGGAGAAAAAAAAGATCAATGGTATGACGGAAAACAACCGGAATTCG